GTCATGATGCTGTTACCAACTGTCAACGTCTGCAACTCTGTATTGTTTTCGTCAACCTCGTAATTTAACGCCTCTCTATACTCTGCACGATTTATGACGCCGTCCCTTAACGCAATGGTTAACCAATTGACTAAATATTGCATGTCCAATTGCATTTCGGGCAAATATGAAACGTCAAAATATATGCATGTATTTTCGTAACCTTTAAACCTTGGTAAAATATAATTGTTAAAGGCGTCCTCTAACAACATTAAATCCGGGACTATGTTATCTGTTATGACTTGCTTGCGAAACTCTCGTACGTTGTCGTATTTCGCGCCTGTGTCGTTGTTTAACAACAAGTCTGACCAACCTAAAGCATTGCAAATCTGTTTTTGGTCATAACTTAAAAAATCAAAAGGCCTTAATTCCTCTGTCGTCAAACTCAAACGCGTAAAACCAATTTTTGAACTGACTCCGGCCACGCGTCCCAATCTGCCTGTGTTGTCGTCCATTTCTTTTAATCTGCTTTTTAACTCGCCAGCCTGTTGCTCTGTTAACGCTTGGTTTTCGCCATGTATAAAGCCATAAACGCCACTATTTTTAAGTAATTTTAGATTTTGGATTGTTGCCTCGTTGCTACTGTTTACGTTTCTTAAAACGGCTCTCAATGGTGATTGGCCGTATAATTCCTCGCCACTTTGGTCGAAATTTGGATTTGATAATTTAATATGTACGACGTTTTCTGCTGGAAAGTCTTGATAGTAACTGTCACGAACTAGCATGTAAGATTTTACAGGATTTTCTGTGGTTAATTGTGCTGTGTCCGGTTTTAAGGTTATCTGTATTAAGTGACTTGGTAAAAGGTACATGGCCAATGGCTCGCCTTGGTTTTGACCGCCCTCCGGCGCTAATAAATAAATATACGCGTTTCCTGTCAACCTCAAATAAGTTTTATAAAGGCCAAAAAACTCTGTCCAATTTTGCAATGGATTTGGTTTTTCCAATGGCATAGGCATCGAATTTTGTTGACTTGTACTGCCATACGCCTTTTGCTCTAATTTTTTGAGTCGCATTTTCTGCGTCGCGTCCTCGCCTGTCCAACGTTTCAACTCTAATTTGTGCTGTTGGCTTTTTTGTTCGTTTTCGATTTTCTTAATGAAATAAGGGACTGACCCTGTTTTGGTCGCCATTTGTTGTAATACACTATAAACAACGCTGTTTTCATTATAGCCATGCTCTAAATAATTGACTTGATTAGGGTCGTATTCTGTATAACTAGAGCCAACAAACCTAAAAAATGCCTCGTTAAATCTGTTGGTTATTGCTTTTTTCGTCGTGTTAAATAAACCTGTCACGCGCTCGATTAATGTCATAAATGTATTTTTTTCAAAGTTAGTATTTTATTTTTTTGTCAAAAGAAAAACGTTTTTGGCTGTCCTAATAGCCTGTTAATAGCCTGTACAAAGGCATCATTAAGGTCGTCTTTGGCGTTTGGAAACTTCAATAGGCCTTGACTGTCATCGTGTAATAATTTGTCAATACAACGCCTGTGAACGCTTACCATGCCAGCCTCTACATAGGGACTTGCCATTTGCGACCTTGCAATTTTATCGCCTCCGTCAACTGTAACCTCAACTGCTGGTATGCCTTGATTTGTCAACGTCTGTTTTGCACTTTTGCCACTTGCTTTGGCCTCAATATAATGTGGCGCGGTCTGTATTTTCATGTATTTAATTAACTCCGGAAACTCGAGCCACTTAAAACCAACGTCGAAAACGACCATTTTGTTATTATAAAGGCCGGCTGTAACGTATGCGCTCGCTGAATTTTGCTGTTTTTCTGTATAGGCTAAATCCCAATCCGTCCCAATATTCGTGACGTCTGCAATGTTAATTTGGTCGTCGTCAAACGTCAAAAAATGGCTTGATTTCCATATACCGCCGTCGCTAGGACTCGGCGTTTGCATCATCTGCCCGGCATAACCATAACTGCCCAATCGTATCTTAAAGTCGTCCAAAATGGCTCTATTCATTCTGTTGGCGTCTAATAAACCGTCGTTGTATTTATGCCTTAAATCTGACGGCCTTACGTCGTCGCTTATTTCTGCTGGTAAACAAATATGTTTGACTTTTAGGCCTTTTTTCTTTTGCTCTAAAAAATAGCCTGTTGGGTCGTCTTGGTGTAACCGTTGCATGATTAAAATTGTAGGCGTGACGGCTTTGTCTATTTTACGCGTCGGTATTGTAGATTTAAAAAACTGATTTGCATTTTCGCGCTCGACTTCAGAACTGGCCTCCTTTGGATTTAATGGGTCGTCAATTATTATAACGTGCGCGTGGAAACCGGTCGCCGTTCCTTTTAACGATGTCGCAAACCGTTCACCGTTACGGTTATTTTTGTAATGCGTTTTGTTGTCAAAATCCTGTCGAATATTTAAACCGGGAAACAACCGCTGGAATTTGTCGCTTTTTATGATGTCCCGGCTTTTTACGCTATGGTCTGCGCTTAATTGTGCGCTATAACTTGCGGTCATTGTTCTAACGCTCGGGTCAATTATCCATGACCACGCCGGCAACATGACGGTCGCTATGGTCGTTTTTGACGTGCCGGGCGGTATATTTACGACTAAGTCATGCAAAGACTCTTGACGGTGAAAAACGCGCGTCATAACGTCCTGTAATTCGTCACAAAGGTATTTTATGTGCCAATTGTCCGTAAATTTTTCCGGTATAATTACGTCCCAAAATGTTTTGAAAAAATAGTAAAACGACCGTCTGCACCGTTCGGCTTGGATTTGCTCGCGCGTCAACTGCTGTAACGCCTTTGTTTTATTGATTGCCGTTGTCGTCGTCATTGTTAAAACTGTTTTCCAGCGCCTCTAAAATTTCGTCGCTCAATTTACTAACGTCTAAACTTGGCATTTTGTCGCCTTTGGTCGTTACGTCAACATAACTTTGGCTTAATTTTAACCGTTCCTCGTCCGTTGCTAGTAATTTAAAAAGTGAAATTTGGACGCTCGCGTTGTCGCTGTCGTACCACTTACGGCGCAAACCGACTTTTGTTTTTATACGGTTTTCGGCCAATGCCTGTATTATTTCCGGGTCTTTGTCAATATCGTGACCGTATAACGTCGACCGTCCGGCTGAAATGTAACCGCCAATTTCATTGAAAAAAACCAATTTTTCGCGCTTGATTGCCAGCAACGCGGATTGCCTTAATTCCTCGGTGTCGTAATGTCCCATAAATTTTGATTTTATTTGTAAAATTAGTAAAGTTTTTTTTAGTGTTTTTTACCGTTCGCTGACCGACGCTTGACGGTCGCTTAACTCGCCGTTAATGGTAATGATAATGATAATGTAAATGATAATGTTATATAAATTAAGTAATACTATAATACAACGCTTACGCGTTTTTGCTGGATAGTAATTGAGTCTAAAATTAAATCTAAGGTATTTTTTAGCTTGTTTAACGGTGTTTTAGATATTAAGTAGTGTATTGATATTTCTGAAAACAAAAAAAGCCGTTAAAACGGCTCTAAATAAAAAAAGCCGACTTTTTACGGCCGGCTCTGCTTAAAAATAATCAACTAAAAAAATCATCATCAATGATTTGCAAGTTAAAAAATTTATTCTAAATCGTAAAAATAGCATGCTTTGCTACAATACGTTTTATCCGTCGGCGCACCACAAACGGCGCACTCTTTTAAATCCTCGTCGTCAAACGGTGATTGGTCAAAATAGCTACTCATAATTTTTATTTTCTTTTTTACAACATAAGTCAATATTGCATTTATGCTTATATTCGTCTTTTAATGTACTTGCACAAGAATATTCTAATGCTCGTTTTTTAAGTGTTTCTAAGGCCATTTTTACATTATGGTTTCGGCTTGGTATTCCTATTCTAAAATAATCTGTCAAATAATTTATTGCCCATTTAATTACGGAATAGTCTTGTTCCCATTCATAACTCATTTGGTCGCCTACCATAAATTTCTCGTCTGTTTGAGGCTCTTTAAAAGCCTTACATTGTAGGTATTTTTCTCTTATATCGTTACTTCTCATTTTAATAAACGCTCTTATTGGTTTTTAATTTTTCATTTCGTTGTACATGGTCCTTATTCCTGTGAGAAAAAAGTCGTTGAATTTATCGCAAAAATTGGTAAAGTCTGTCGGCTCTGCAATAATATTCCACAAATCAAAATTTTCCGCAAAAAACAAAAAATGATTATTGACTTGGCTGGTCATTATTTCGGCCTCTTGTTGCACCGTTAAAATGTCGCGGTCCAACAATTCCTGTAATTGTAAAAATTTCATAATGCTATGGTCCAAAGTTGTCACCAAAAACATAGTCAAACATTTGTCGCCGTCTTTACGGTTATAAGATTTTTTAAAAATCGGGTCACGTTTTAAGGTTAAAATAAAATTTTCAACGTGATGTCTTAACAACTCGCTATTTTCTTCGCTTTTATCAAAAATATTATTGCTCATGCTTTTTTCTGTATTAAATTATTAATTAAAAATTGTAGCTGGCTAACTTGTTCTTTTAGGTCGTTGTGCGCCCTCTCGATATAGTTTAACCGTATTTCGGTACGCCTGTAATAGTCTGCGTTAAAAAAATCAATATTGTCTTTTAAAACGCGTCCTAATGAATTACAGGCATGTTTTGGTGTCCGTAAACGATTGTCAATTTCTGTGTCTGTTATATATCCAATTATTGCCAAATCATTTTTGTCGGACGGTATAAACATTTTAAAATTAATGTCGTTTTTAAGATATTCAAAAAAACGTCCGTCGGGACGGTCTGAAAACATATTTGGGTGACGGTCTAAAACCAGCAACGGCTCTGTTGTTTTGTACGCGTCAATGTACTGTTTATAAAATGGACTTGATTTTTCTATGATTAAAAAAATGTCGCTGTGTCCGCCTGTTGCCCTTTGGGACTTTTTTATTATTAATTGCGTTCTCATAAATTTAAGATTTAAGGCCGTCGCTAAACGGCCATTTTAATATTTGATTTTCTTACGACGTCTTTGTGGTATTTGCGTAAAAAATTAACTTGCTCAAAAATTACAAAATTGTCGTTTTTGCTGTTTAACAAATCCGTAACAAACTTGTCAATCAAATCATCGTCCGCCGAATACCCATGACTCTCGTCGCAAAATTCAAAAGTTTCCTTCCACTTAAAAATTAAACGTCTAAAAAACGCTGGGTGAAATGCAACGGCCAAATTGTTAATGACTAAACGGCTAGTATAGTCTTTAATCACAATGTTTAAATTCATTGTACGACTTTTTTTGACTCCTGTACTGTGACCGGTCGAGCCGTAAACGCCAACAACTTTAACGTCATAATTGACTTGCAAATCGTTAATTTTTCGCATGTATTTTTTTGCGACGTCAATTGCATCGTCGGCGTCAACATTACCGCTATAACTTAACGGCACAAATACCGTCAAACGTTCGCGGTTATATGTCGCAACGCCTTGGCGTCTGTACATGTTTTTCGGCTCGCCTCTTAAAAACGCGCCTACATTTACGCGGTTTCCTCTATACGACGGTCTTATGTTTGTCCCGACGCCGTCGAACAAGTTGTTTTCAATAGCTAATTTTTTAATGCCAATGTCCCAACCTGTACGACTTTTTTCTAGCGCCTTTTCATAATTCCAACCGCCTGTAAAATCTAAATCCGCGTCAATATGACGTTTAAAATTTGTTACATGCTTAACGGCCTTGACATGCTTTAAAAAATCTGCATAGCCGACCGTTAAAGTATAAACATTATGTTTCCTAATTGGTTTAAATTTACTCATGATTAAAGTTTAATTAAGTTAATTTCGTCCTCATTTAGACCCTTAAAAACGGTGTAGTTTAAAACGGTTTCAATGTCCATGCCTTGCGCCAAAAGTTTTTCACCGTATAACGTCGCTCTTGGCGTTATAATGGCTCTAACCTCTTTTGCTCTTGCATTTGCTCTTATGTCCTGTACCATTTTGCACCAATCGCGGTTTGAACAAATTGCCATTTCCAAACTCTCATCGATGTTAAATTCAATCTGTACAAAACGGTCTAACGTTGCGCCGTCAATTCTGTTACGGCCAATGTATTCTGACGTTGCACCATGTCCGACGGTGTTACCGCTTGCCATGCAAACAAAATCGTCATGCCTGTTTTTCATGCCTCCGGCAAACATGCAAGAGCCGTTTGCTAACGCTTGATTAATTACCGCCAATACGTTTGGATTGCCGGCGTCAAATTCGTCGATTAGAAATACGCCTCCGGCTGTATAAAAACGCTCAAATTCTGTCGTGTTAACGTTACCGTTGGCATCTTTATAACCGAAAAAATCGATTATAGATGTTTCGCCCGATACTGACATTGACGCAAACTCTAAACCTAGAGCCTCTGCAACCTTAACGCCAGCCGTCGTTTTACCGCTACCGGCCTCGCCAACTAGAAAAACATTTAGTCGAGCGCTTACGGCTTTTAAAACGTCCTCAAATTTTTCATGAGCCAAACCAATGTCAACTTTTTTACCTGTGGCAACGTTGTCAACGGTGATTGTCTTAACTTTTGGCTTTATGCCGTACTCGTCAAGTTTTTCATGAATTAACTTTGTTATCATGCTGTCCGTATAATTACTATAAACAGCACGCTCAACGGTGTCATTAATAATTCCGTCAATTGTTGTCGGTGCTGGTTTGTCTGCTGACAATTCCAACGGCTCAACAACTAAATCAACTTTTGGCGTTGACGGTAATACAGGCTCAACAACCGGGTCGCTAACAACATTTTTTGAGTCTGTCAAACTAATTTTAGCCGACTCTAAAAAACTTGCCATTCTGTTGTTTTCATATTCTGAAAATGGATAAATGAAATTTGTTATTTTTCTATCCAATGACAAATAATGAATTAACGCGCTTTTGTCAATATTATCAATGTTTTTAATTAATCTGCGCTCTGCGTCTTTGTTGTTGCGTAACGCCTTTTTAAAGCCAATAAACAACCCCTCAAAATCGTTGTAACATTTAAACGACTTTTTTACGGTGTTACTGTAAACATTGTAAACGTCTAAAGTAAAACCGTCAATGCAAATAACTGACAACGGTAAAACAATTTCAAACTTTGAATTTTCTAAATAAACGTCACCAAACATTTTTTTTGTGATATTTTTCATTTGTGATAATGCCTATTTCTAGGACTTTTTTAGTTAATAAAATTTTTAGTTGACATGCACGACGCAAATCGTGTTACAGCCATTTGGCCCATGTCATTTAATTTATACGGCCGACTCTAATTTGGTTAACCGTTCCAATTTAACCTCGTCGGTTAAACTGTCCCAATCGCTTGGTTTTTCCCAACCGGGAATATTAAAACGCATTGTAGCAAATACAATACGCTCTTTATATGCGACTTTTTCTGCCAACGTTATGTTGGTGTCCGCCATGTCGCCCATGGCTAAAAACATTTTCATCATGTCAATCATAATGTTATATGCACGTTTCCGCGACTTTTTTAGTTAGTTACCGCCGTTAGAATTGAACTAACGAAAGGCATCAAAAACGACTTGCGTTTATTTTAGCCTCTTAAACCTTTGCGGTAATTTGCGAATATGTTTGACGTGCTGGTTTACTTTGCTTTGCACTTGCCTCGTTGGGCAATTTTGTCTTTTCAACCTTGCGTCGCCTATATTCTAACATGACCTTTACCGTTTGGATTTTCGCTGTACACTATTGTCGCTGTATAGTAATACAGCTAATGCCTTGGCTTTTTTCGCCTACTAAGTAAGTCATTATGTCAATTAACGTCCGTCCACATTTTCAATACGCAAGCAATCTAATATTATAGTGTAAATGTACACTATTTTAATTAAAATATTCGTTGTAATGTGTATTTTTACCGTTGAATTACTGAATTATGCTAAAATAATCGACGAAATACAACCGTTTAAATGCAAAAAAAAACGTCAAAATGTAAATCTTGACGCCTTTCCGCTATTAATCTGACTGAATTTTAAAACATCAATCGACGTTCAAAATAATCTGCCAGCAAAATTGTTTTGGTAATTCCTACAAAGGACATTCCGGATTTTTTCATTTGTTCTAAATCGTTTTTTATTTTCATTTCGCTAATACCTTTTTTACGAGATTGACTTTTAAATGATTTAGAGCCGATTTGCGACGCTTTTGTCTTTGCTAGTTTAATTTGGTCGTCCGTTGGACAAAACTCTTTTAAATCCTTAACCAAATAATCGTACAGCCACGCACAACCGTTTAACGTTTCTAATTTTGGATTTTCTTTAAATTCATCAAATATACGGTGATACCCTTTTAACAATATTTCCTGTTTTTCCGTATCTGTTAAATTTGATTTTTCCTGTCTTTTGCTAATTGGCAAATCGTAAGTCAAACGCAAATCGCGTTTCCAGCGCTTATAACCAACAATTATTTTTGTCACAAATTGAGTCGTCAAACGGCCGTAAGACTCTACATTTTCTATTTCACCGTATCTGACTAATTTTGACGCAAAAAACAATTCCTCAATACTTAAATTTTTACATATACTTAAAATCATGTTTTTGATGTCTTTTATTATAAATCCGTCTGTTTTGTTGTTTGGTGAAAAATGTGCCTCCAATTCTAGGATAAAAACGGTGATTGATTTGTTTAATAATTCATCGTCCTTTTGGTACTGTCTAACAAGTTTTTGCTCTAAAGTTTGATTGACAAATTTTATCGGTGTCATTTCAAAGACCTCATTTTGCCAAATTTGAATTTGATTTTTTTTCATTTTACATTTGATTTAATATTTCATTTGCTCTGTTTTCTGTTTTTGAATTATTGGTTTTATCGTCAAAATTACCCTCCATGACCTTAATAAAATTTGACTTTGTAAAAAACCAATCAAAACTAAAAAATGTACCGTTGCATAAAAAGGTTGATGATTTTGCTTTTAACATTGTATAGTTTAAATTATCAACTCCGCCAATGCTATTATAAATATTTAAAAACGCTTTGCGCCTTTTATCCGTAACCAATTTTATTTTTGGTACTGTCGTATTGTTAAAAAATTCGTTCCATGCTAATTTAATTTGCTCATTGCTAATTGCATTTTTAACAGGTTTATTTGTTTTTTCTGTCTTTGGTTTTTCACCTGTTTTTGCCTCATGTACGGCGTCCTCTAATTTTAAACTGCCGTTTTTATATTTTTTGTACAAATCCGGCCTGTAACGTTTTAGGTTTGTTATATAAGCGCCTTTGCTATTGCCGGCCTTTTTTTCCTCATAACGCCTCAAATCGCGTTTTAATTGATTTCTAATGCTCTGAAATGCTACATTGACAATTGGGTCTGTCACCTTTGGATTTTCGTCGTTAACGTACCGTACAATTGTTTTAAACAACTTTCCGGCGCTGGTGTCGTCCATGACCTCTAAAATAGTAATGATGTCACTATAAAGCAAAAATGATTTTTTGTTTTCTGCCATTTTTAGTCTAGTTTATTTTTTATAAAAAACGCCTCCGTTTTTGTCCATGCGTCCGTTTTAAGTCTTTTTATTAATGTTTTTTTGCTAATGCCTAAAACTTCTGCCATTTGCTCTAAATTTAACCTGTTGTTAAACTTGTAAAAATGCAATATTCGCGTAACCTCTGTATCGATTTTTTTCATTGTTCTTGTCTGAATTTGTTTAATTGGTCAATCATTTCGTCTGTCAACTCCAAATAATTTTTCATTCGTTTATAACAAAGATGTTGACCGTTAATTATTCTATATAAATATTTGTAACTAGGCAACGGCTGATATTGATTTGTTTCATGGTTATAAAGTATTTTATATTCCACGTCGCTATATAACGCATAGTAAATACAACCGTCGCTAAGTGACTGCCAACAAAAAAATTCTTTCCAATTTTTCAATAATGTTGATTTGACCATTAATTGTGTTTTTGATAATAATCAAGACCTTGCTGAAAATCTAACAATTTATAAATACCGTATTTTACAGGCCTACCGTATTTATTTGTCGTCTTTGTCAATGTCATGTCAATTGCTATTCCCGACCGTCTTAAATGCATGATAACGTCCGGGACATTTAAAATGTCTGTCGCTTGTTCTAAATAACGGCGACTTGTACCGTTTTTATAGAAAGCTAATAATTCTCTTAATACTGCCATTCTAGGACAAGTCGGTACGTCCAACATTGATTGAACATATTTAAACGATGTTGTTTTGTTTAAGTTTTCCATTTTAATTTTGATTTTTTTTGTTAATAATTTCCATTACGTTTTTGTATATATTGTATAGAAAAACGCCAATAAATATTGTGCCAAATAATACAAACAATACAAAGGCCGTTGCGCCTATAAATTTTAAAATATAAATTATCCATTTTGCACCTGTCAAATTGTAAACATTTAACATTAAAATGACTATGGCTAAAGTCAAAATAGTATGTACTAAAAATTTAGTTGTTTTATCCATTTTTAAGACTCGTATTTAATTAATTTTCCGGCTTCAATAATTCTGTCCTGTAACAATTTTAAATCGTCTGACGGTACTTTAAAACGAAATTTGTTGATATTTTTATAATAGCCACCGTCACGCAAAAAAGGTAATTCCTCAATTGGTTTTTCTACAATAAATCTGTATTTCCATTGTTCATTGCTGTCCATGTTTTCCGCTATTTCCTTTATGTCCTCATATTCTGAATAAAACGGCATGTAAGTAATTGCCTCAACGGTGTCAACCTCCATAATTGACGCGTTTGAAACCATTTGCCAATATTCCTGTGGAAATTTTGTTTTTAGGTTTTCGATTTTATCTGACAAAGTAAAATCTTCTGTAACCTCCAAAATTAACGCGTCTGTATATTGAGCAAATTTTTTCTTTTGGTAACATTTTATTTCCGCAATTAATTGATTTGGTATAATTAAATCCGGACTGCCCGACCATATATCGCCATGTTTTTTATGTAAAAAAGTTTGTTTACTGCTTATCGTGTATTCAATGCCCAATAAGCTATAAATAACCAATTCCATAAAATTACCCCATGCAATTGGCTGGCTGTATGCGCCTGTCGCGTCTAAACATGAGCCAATACGGCGTTCAATTTGTTTTTCCTCAATGTAGGTCAAACCCGGCGCGCTAAATGGTTTGCCTCGACCTGTTTTAATTAATTTGTGCGCGTTTGAACTTGTGACGCGTCCTAATCTGTTTTTGTTGTTCATGATAAAGTTTTTAGATGTTTTAAAAGTCTTGAATATTCGCTATCCAATTTTTTAGTCAAAATTTCGTGCGCTCTGTTGTACTGCGCCTCATTAAGTAAATGTTGTTTTTCTGCAAACATTTCGCTCGTTTCTTTATACAATGCCTCTTGTCCACCGTCAAATTTGTTTCTGACTCTTATACAGTCAACATTTTCTTTTGTGCGTCTGTCTAAATGTTGACCAATGTATAATTGAATTTTACAACCTTGGCTGTCCTCCATGTACTTAATTTTTGTACTGTTAATTATGGCCTGTGCGTTTGTTTGATTGCAAATTAAAGGTTTAACATTTTCCTTAAATCTAACAACCCTTTTGGCCTCCGTTTTGTTAGTAATTGGATTTTTGACCTCCTCCCATTGCGCTGATTTAATTGTTAAAACTAAATCGTTTGTTTCGGGCAAATCCCAATGGCCTAAGTAGTTTTTGTTCGGTGATTGTAACCAATGCGTTTTTTCCATTTTTAATGATTTTTAAATTATTTATAGTGTAATATTACACCCTTATAATCAAAAAAACAATTTTTCAGTTAAAGTTTAACAATACGTTGGTTTTCTGCAAAGTATTCATTTACAACGTCAATGGCGTCTTGTAAACAAAAACAAACTGCGGTTTTGTACCCTATTTTTTCTAATTTTTCGAGCCATGTTTTTTGATTATGCGTTAAACGACCGCCTTTAACTTTTAACTCAATAGCCAAACCACAAAATCCATTTTCTGCATTTAATATCATGACGTCCGGGACTCCCGATTTTACGCCTTTGTCTTTTAATCGCTTGCCAGCCTGTATTGATGTTTTTCGTTCGTTTGCAACATGAAACCAAACGACATTTGGTAAGTGGTCTAAATAACAGGCTACCGCCTTTTGTAAATTATCCTCTCTAAATTTCATATTAAAACTTTATACCAAATCCAACGTTTAAAGATATTGGCGTTTGATTTAAGACATTTAATCTTTGGTCATAAGTGATTGAGCCTATTAATAAATATCTACTCTTAAACGTTCTTATATAGCCTAAATCAAAATTATTAAATGGCCTGTCAATGTTTGATTTTAAAAAAATGTAATTTGAACTATTGGGAATTTTTTTTGTAATGATTTCAGTATTGGTAATTTTTGGATAATCTATTGTACCTGTAACGCTTTTTAGCGTTCCTAAGACATTTATTTTTAAATCTGCTGTACTTTCCTCTGTTTTTAATAAAACGTCGTAAGAATTAAGATTTTGACCGTTATCGTTGTTGTTTGTGACATATACCGTTGTATCTTTTACAATTATTATGTCCTCACCTTTTATAAAAACCTTTTTAGTTTTTGTTATTACTGTGTCCCTGTAAATTGGTTTAACGTTTTTTATTACAACTTCTGTGATGCTGTCTTTAATACGCTCAATGTTTACGGTCTTTTTTTTGGTAATTTTTATGTCGTCATTTTTACAGGATTTTAAAATAAATGCACTTATAATAAAACCAGCTATAAAACATAAAATGTAACCGTTTAATTTCATTAAGATTTTTTGTAAGTTTCAAACGCCTTTTTTAACTGCTGGTATTTCTTTTTTTCCAAATTCAAATTTGCTCGTAAGGTTTCAATTTCGGCCTCTAATTCTTTAAATTTTTCATCGTACCTATTTTTTAAATCGTCCAACGCCTCTTGGTACAAATCCATTATGCCTTTATTATTTTCAGTTTCATATTTTTTTATTTCTGCATGTCTTTTTTTACGCTCATAACCCCATGCACCAGCGCCAGCCAAAATTGTAACTATTTCAACTATGTTTTGTTTTAAAAATTCAATCATTTCTCAACCTTTATAATTCCACTTTGTTTTATTATCCCTTAAATCTAAATGTAAAAACGTGTTATAAATACCAATACCATTAAACGTGACTTTGTCTTGCTCTCGTAATTTGACAACAACGTCATAAATTTGATTAACGCTAAATTTTTTTGTAACAATGTCAACCGCTTTGCCCAACAAATGTTGTGATTTTGGACTGCCATTTACCATTTGATTATGGTCTTTGCATCTTACGGCTGAATTTATATGTATTGGCGTTTTTAATGCGTCCCTTAAAACCTGTAAATTGTTCGCGACGTTTTGCACGTTTCTAAAAACTTCGTTGCTCATGTTGCATTTACCGCACTTACAACGAAATTCTTTTAATTTAAAATTTTTGGTTAACTGCATTTTGATTTGTTAAAATGTCAATATGACAATATGTAACAAATATAAAAAAGTTAAAATAAGTAAATCCTTAATGAATTTTTGAAATGGTCTTTTAAGTAAAACAGCATTGTAAATAAGGACAAATGCAAAAGGTAATAACAGAAAAACAAACGTCCAAAATTGACCTTTAAAAATATAAACAGGCAATAAAATTAAATTTTGATATAATAACAATAAAACCACCTTTTTAAAGTCGTCAATTAATAGATTTTCGACATGCAATAAAATGTTGTCAATGTATTTAAAAATTGATTTTATCATGTTTTTGGATTTGTTTTTATAAACGCTGGATTGTCAATATCATTTTGTCTTTGGTCGCACTTGTTTACGGTGTTTGACTCTGCTGTAAAACGGTCAATTGTTTCAAATAACCAATTTAAAATATCGTCGTTTGTTAAATCCTCAAACGGTACAAAATCCTGTCCTGTAAAATCGTATTTATTATAATAAGTTGTAACCGCTTGAGTATTTTGGTCGTTTGTAGCTATACAATTAATTATTGTCTTAACAACAAAACCGTTTTCCCTAAGTCTTTTACATGATTTTATTTCCCAATTTATTTTCATTATCTATTTTCTAAAATTAATGTAACCTCAACCTCCTCATTTTGTGCAAAATTAACCGTTGTTTCTGCAACAAAAGCAATTAAAGTATTTGCGTCAATTATTACATTGCTAGGTAAAACGTCCTCAACAAATCCGGGACTCGAGCCACTTGTATTGTCCCATGTTGTCGTCAACGTATGTATTAATGTCCATGACGCTGGTAATGTAACGTCGTCATTTATTTGACATTCGTAAAATTTAAAACTTACAACGGCTGTACCAACGTCTGTAACAAAGTCGTCACCAGACGACCATTTACAACTTACCTTGCTAATGTACGCGTCGTAACTTATTGCTAAATTACCAACATGGTCTGCTAACGCTGACGGCGCAACTCCAAATTGACATGAGTCACCGTCTGTTGGAAAAACGCTACCGCTGGCACTACCAAAATTTATAAATGACCCGGAATAACTTAACATGTTGCCAATAACATTGTTATTCGTTGTTATAGTTCTTTTTTGGCTAATTTGTAATTTACCGCCGTATGTACTATAAACTTCTTGCTCTACATAACCGCCATTTGTAAATGCATCTGCATCATTTTTATATTCATTTTCTATTGCTGGCAAACTTATATGACCTAAGTCGGTCGCAACAAAAGAATTTTTTCTGCTAATATTTGTTCCGTAACCAATTGTAAACAAGCCGTCCGTTGTTGGTGCATTATATGTACCAAATATATGTTCATTGTCTTTTTGACTTTGTAGGCCCTCACCAATCATTGAAACATATTCAACAAAAGCTAGTGACTGATTGTTTAAACCGGAAACAATTGAATTTTCACCATTTAGCAAATTTGATGTACCTATTACAAAATTATTTGGGCCACCGGAAACACTATTGTTATTACCACCAACAATTGAATTATTACCGTTACAGTTATTGCTATCACCACCAATCATAAGATTTAACGCGTTTGCTGTGTTATCCTGTCCAATTACAAACGAACTGCCTAAAATTGATTGGTTATTTGTACCGCCCATTATATTATTACTCGACGGCGTAAATGTTTGATTGTCTTTGCCTCCGATTATATTGCCGTTACTTAAAAACCCTAAACCGTTAGAACTCCCAACAATTAAATTGTTATTACATGCAATGGCATTATTTTCATTTCCGGATATAATATTGCTGTCGCCATTAATCAAATTATTTAAACCCGAAACGACATTAAATCTGCCAATATTGGTATTATCCTCGCCTATTGTAAATGACGCCAACGCAGTATGCGTATTTCCCTCACCGCTTATAATACTGTCGTCTGCCGTTCCGTCAATAGTGTTTAATTCACCGCCAACAATACAATTTTGGATAATTTGCGTATTACCTAAAGTATTTGACAAACCAAATAACGCTGTGTTTTTTGTTTGACCTGTGACGTTTAAAGTTTTACCAACTGCCAATAAATATTCCGCGTCATTAACTGTAATGTCTGCATATAAAATATTCTGACTACCCAACGTCAATGTTGCTGTTGGACTTTTAATATTAACGCCTTGCATAATTAAATCACCGGTCATGGTGTCGCCTGTTTTACTGACTTTACCATTTAGCAAATTAAATAAGTCTTGACCTGTGCCACCATATCCACCGGACTCTAATTTGTCTGCGTTTAAATTTGCAAAATTTGTGTTTATGCTTTGTCCGCCAACTCTTAACGGGTCGCCTGTACCGTCGTTCGGTACTGTGCCTAAATCAACTGGTATTATTACTGACATTTTCTATTCTTTATATTTTTCTAACAATTGATTTGCAATTGTCCCAACATGCGCTGACTCTTGTAAATTAAAAGCGCCTTTTGTGTTCGCTAGGTTTAAAAATTTTACCAACTCGACAACCATGTTGTAAGTTTCTTTTTTGTCCTCTTGTTGAGTCTTTTTTTTTACGTCTTTGCTCTCTGTTTTCATGTTATTTAATTTACTAATATTCCTTTTTCAAAATTTAAAGTTGTTCCGTCAATTACAAATGTACCTGTTACTCCAAACTTTCCTAAATTTGTTTGAACTTGTGTAGGGCCGGAAATATTTAATGTTCCGGTATTCATTCTTATACCATTTTCAAACAATACGTCACTAGAAAAAACTGACGCGCCTGTTACGTCTATACCGGACAAAAACGTTGTTAATGTTGCAAAACTGTTACTGCCTGTAAATGCGTTATTACCAGCTAACGTTACGTTTCCGGCTTGTATAGCATCAATTTCATCTTTTAGCTGTTGTGCCGTTCCGCTATAACCTCCGCGCTCTAATTTATCCAGGTTAAGATTTGTAAAATTTGTATTAATTTCTTGTCCGCCTGTACGCAATGGGTCGCCCTGTCCGTCGTTTGGATTTGCGCCTAAATCTAATAATGTAATTACACTCATTTTTTATTCTTGGTCAAATGTTACGTTTGTGTCGTCCCATGTTATTAACGTACTGTCAAAAGTCACGCTGTCGCCTGTGCTAAATATTGGTCTGCCATATCCAACAATTTGACCGCTAAAACTTAAAAATTCGTCGTTGTTTGCCTCTTCACTAATTGATGAAATAAAACCCTGTCCAAAATCAACCTCCAGGTTGATTAAATTTCTAATCTCCCAATCAAATATTTCACGCGCTCGTTTTATTGATTTCAAACGGTCATAAGATAATTTTGACGTGTCACCCACTCCGGGCCATGTTGCAATTTGAATACCGCTAAAGTCAATTGCGTAACCTTGATTTGTTGGTGTTGCTGTTTTCCAACCGGCATTGTCCAACGTCGTTGTTTCAATTATTTCGCTTTGCTCTTGAAATGAATTTGATGTTAAGCACGCAACAGGTTTAAAAACGCCGTTGTCTTTTATATATAATATTCGTCTGCCACCGTTATAAAATGTACTCATGTCGTAAAGTTAAGAAATTTATTCAATAGCCGGTTTTACAACGTTGTCGCCCTCCAAACTAAATTCAACATAAATTTCGTTCTGTGGACTTTTACGGTCGTTATATATTCTTATATGTTCTGCCTCCATTATACCGTTAATCGTGTCGTATTTCATCTGTATTGTCATAAATACGCCGTCGATATTATCAATAGTTAATTTTCTGCCATAAGGTAAATATCCATATATACCGCCTTTAAAATTAAGTTGATTTCCAAAGGACATTTCCATTCGTGTAAAGGCTAGCCAATACAACAATGGCCATTGCTCTGTTTGGTCAATTTGCGGTATTTGTCGCGCCCAAACAAAGGTATTATCACCGCTAGCAGTTTCAATCACACCTATATAAATATCGCTGGCATTATCACCGCTGTAAACCTTTTGCTCTGTGTCAACAATTGCAACTTCGTCGCTCGTTTTTGTGCCTGTCCATGACTCACCGGTAACGCCTTGATTTGGTGACCCATTAATCGTTATGTTGGTAATTGTGTAAAATGATTGTCGATTACCACTACCAAACCATAATATATCCCTATGTAAACCGTCATAAATATTTATCTCTATGTTTCCGTTAATAGGTACTCCAGCCGTCGTTATTTCAGTTTTAAAATTAGCAACAACCTCATTAACCTGTTGACCTCTTACCTTGGCAAGTTGTATAATTTTCGGTGAATTGTGCCATGAGCCGTCGTCGTCCAAATAATATGTATCTGTTAAATCTGTTACATATATTTGAATATAACATTCAATATTTCGACCTCTTAATGTTACATTGCCTGTAATTTCTACCTTTAAAATGTCGGCTTCGATAACCTCGCTACCATTTGAATATGGATAAAATAATTGCGGTGTTATTTGTAAAATTGGCGAGATAAAAGAATTTATTGTCGTGTCTATTTGCGCAAAAAACGTCGTTCCTGTTGCTGACGGTATTAAATTATAATCATTTCCGACAATATCCCAATTTGATATAATGTCCGGATTTGAATTTGTAAATAAAACGTTGCTGTTTTGAATTAAAGTTGCAACAAAACCGTAAGTATATAAAACCTTAAAAGCACCTAATGCGCTGGTGTAACGTTTTTGTTGATTTGCTTTTGCATGATGCGGAAAAAAACCATTGATTTGACTGCCTAAAGTTGCGTTTCTGTCGTATGACAAAGTTTCTGAAACAAAATTTCCGTCCAAATCGTATTCCTTAAAACTTATTGTACTAAACTGACCCCAATAATCGCGTATTCTTGCGACATACCAATAATTGTTTTGTTGCCAAACGGTATAGCCATATTTTACCAAAACGCCCTCAATTACCTTTTTAACGTTAAACGGTGTTTCGTCTTGGTCGGTGTTTCTAAAACGCTCTTGGTTTATTCGAGTAGTTATTATAGCCTTTGAAAACAATTGAAAACCGCCAGGGTCTGTCCTATAAACCAACGTGTCTTGAAATAGCCTAAAATTCATTTGTTGGCCTGTCAATTGTAAACAACGCGCTAAAATTTTTAATTCTATTTCCTGTCCTCGATATTGATTGCCGTTCGGGTCTAAATACAACGTATTTTCTAAATATCCTAAACCGTCAATTGCTGTTAATTTTATTATCCAACGGTCTTGAACAAATGACTCAATTATACCGTCAACGTCTAAAAAGCCATTAAAAATTATTTCGGTATTATTTTTTTTAAGTTTTACAGGAAATTTTTTATCGCCAATTGTGGAAATAAATCTGTCATAGGTCGTGTCGTCCTTTTGTGCATCTAAAAAAATGTCAAGACTCATTCCTCTCATGGCGTCCATGACTTTAACTTTTTTACGGTTTATAACGACTCTGCCTGTCTTTAAAATGACTGTACCGCTATATGTATCGTCAAGTATTTCCAACGCCCACTCGTCGTTAAAAATGTCTTTATAAGCTACTCTAACATATTCCGCCATTAATCAATATTTTGTCCAGCGCCAATTCTGTCATTTGCACTTAAACTGTTGTTAATTACTCCAATCAATTTGTCGCCAGCAATTTCAAAAACAACTCTGCCTCCGCCGTCACCTTGAAATGTTGTTGACCTTGACGTATTATTTGAAACGCCTCCGCCACTTGACGACGACGCACCGCCTCCGCCACCGCCTCCGCTACCGCCACCAGCTGACGACGCAATTGCGCTACCTATACCCTTTAAAACTACCCCTAACGCTAATAAACCTATTGACGCGCCGATTGTTAAAGCCGGATTTCCACTTTTTAGAGCTATTTGTAATTTAGCAAATGCCTTGGCTGTCAATGCGTATTTTATAAGTAAACTACCAAAATCACTAATAAATTTACCTAATGATTTTATTAAACCTTTACCAATTGCACCAACTATATTTGTTCCACTTGCTAATGCTTGACCTATGCTTTCGCCTAACTGATTAAAACTACTAACCAAACTGTTTTGTATTAAATCATTTACGTTGTCAACAAAAGTTTGTAACGCTAACGCTTGTTGAATAAAGCCCTCACTAATTATGACGTTTGTATTTGCAAAAACCGCGCTTGTCCCGGCTTGAATTTGATTTAACGTGTTTAAATATGTGTCAACAAACGCCTGTGTATTTCCAACAGGCTCAATTGAAACTTGTATTGGTTTTAAATCTTTAGGCCTGTCAACTTGCTCGCTTAATATTTTTTGCTCGTCTAATTTTAAACCGTCTAATGTATTCTGCAATTTTACGGCCTCTAATTCTGCGTCCTCTAATTGTTCTTTTAAATCTGTAATTCCTAAATCCGGTAAAACAAAATCGCCTATTTTTCGTATTCCGTCTTTTGCTGTATTAAATACTGCATCAACTCCGGAAACTGCTTTTTCAACGTCAATTTCAATACCCGGTATTTTATTTATTAATGTTATTAAACCGCCAATTGCTGTCCTGTAAAGTAATTGAATACCACTAATAGCGGTATTAATAAAACCAACAACTGAGTCAATGACTTTTTTTATTGAGTCTTGACGCCCTTGTAATTGATTTAATGTATCGCGAAAATTGGATATTTGAGCCTTTTTTATAAGTATTAAAGACTCTAATTCCTTTTGTTTTAATCTGTTTATTTCAAGTTGACTTTTGCCTTGTAACTTTAAAGTATTTGTACTGCTATTTAATAACGTTAAGGCTCTTTTTTGTGTTTTCTCTTGCTCTGCCAAATCTTTGGTTAACTTGGCTGTTTCTTTACTTACGCCGGAAACTAATGAAACAATGTCGTCCCAATATCCAACTAACAAACCAACAGCGACGACCAGCGCGCCAATTCCTGTTGATATTAAAGCAACTCTAAATGCACCAACGGCAACTTTTGCTAGTTTCCACGCCTTTTGTAAACCTAACGTGCCACGCGTCGCATTTGTTATGGCAAGTTTTATTTGTTTAAATATATCAACTCCGTCGGTATTTTTAACCTCGCCTAAACTGTCTTTTATTGACTTTCCTAAATCGACAACTTTGCTGGCAAAACCGCCTGTTTCTTTATCAAGTTTGTCAAATATAGCTGTGTTTGCAACTGATTTTAAGATTGTTTCTAAACCGCTGACGTCTTTTTTTACCTTGTCCAAGGCCTTTGTAACCTCGTCAACATTTGCGCCTATATCAAATTTAAAATCACTCACGTTTTAGGTTTTTCAGTTTGTTATATTGTTTTACAGCATCTTTAAATTTTTCTGCCATTTCCTCTGTTGTTTGTTCTTTTTTAGCATTGTCAACAAGTGGTAACGACAACATTTTTTCCGGTGATTTCGGTATTTTTTTTGCGTTTATATTAAACGACAATAACGTATTATAAGCAACTAATCTAAATTTTGCCCAATCATGTTGCTGTTGTCTAATATAACCATGTCTGCGTATTCTGTACTCTGCAATTGTCATTTCATAAACCTTGTTTAAGTCGTTAACTCCCAACTCAACTAATGCAAACGAAATGTATTCGCTAACAAAATCGCCTACTTCTGCTTTCCCGGCTTTTTAGCTTTTTTAATTGGCTGTCCTTTTGGTGTTTCCGTTGCCTCTTGCGGTACACCTTGACTTAAACTTTTAGTAAATGCGTCAATAAACTCTTTAAAAATTGTACCACTCAAACCTCCGTTTTCATCAATCCACTCGCTGACAATATACGGTGTTATATCAACGTTTTTGCCTTGTCTAACAAATCCATAAGCATAGCAATAATACATTAATCTAGGGACAACGCTAAACGGATTTTCCTGTAAACGTTCAATCAAATTGTCTAAAACAATTCCGTCTTTTTTTACATTGTCCAAATACAAACCAATTGCGCCCATGCCTAACCAAAATGTTTTGTTTTCGCCGTCAACTTTTATTTCAACCTTGTTTTTGCTGATTATACTCATCATTTTCTGTTTTAAAATTAGCTATTTTTTTATACCGGGTCGCTTGTTAATACAGCGCCACTACCCTCAAACGTGCCTGTAAAGGTCGCAAATTCATCACCTGTTGGAAAATCTGCCTCCAATTCTGAAATGATTGCAAAACCGTAATAATCGGGCGTATCTGCTAAACCTGTGTCAAGTTTCCAATTGATTAAACCAATTGAGCCTGTCGCTTGATTTTGTTGTAAACCTAATAAAAAGTCATGCGACGCTTTTGCTGTGTCACCGCCAACGCTTGTTGTGTCAATATAATTACCCTCTAAAGATAAATTGTAATTGAAACTCCCAGCGCCCTTAATAGTTTCGCCCGGGTCGCATTTTGTTTGTGTTTCAATAATTCCTAACGTCGTACTCAATGAATTTGACGTCAAACATGCAACCGGCTTATATGCTGTTGCAACTGTGTCGTAAACGTATAAAATACCAACGTCACCTTTAATAAAATCTGCCATAATTGTTTTAAATTTTGGTTATAAAGTTAATAATATTTTTTTAAGCTATTTTCATTTCAATAGTCAATATTTTTCTAATAATAGATTTGTTCAAACCCGGCGTTACAATGTCTGTCGGAATATTAAATTTTGTTGTCAATATTTTTAAAAAATCCGGTGACGATAACCCTGTATTTTCTAAACCGTTTAAGGCTAGTATAACCTCGTTTAACTTATCCTCAACAGGCGCACGATTAATCGCGTTTCCTGTGCTATTAAAGTATTGACAAACTTCAATCCTAATGTCACTAAGCCAATAATTTTCGCATTTTGTATTTTCAACGCTGTTGCTTTGTACGCTCAATAAAATATAAGGATTGCCATTTAAAAAACCGCTATTTTCAACAAAATGACGACTGTCAAAAAAGTCTGTAATATTGCTTTTAATAAATAAATCAATTATACTTTGCCTAATATATTTGTCCGGTAATGTTTTTAAAATCATTTTTTCCCAAAATCTTTAATTGTTTTCTTTATACGACGACGCAATTGGCTTTGTGCAATTTTTAATGACGGTATCATATAAGGCTGTGCCTCCATGCCGTAATTAATTAATGATACTAAAATTGGATATGCAAATTTTTCGTCAATACCTTTGTTTCTGCACCAACTTTTAATTGATATTAAACCGTCCTCAAATGAGCCTGTTGCGCTATTTTTAAACTGTTCTGCAAACTTTTTAAATCCTTTTGGTATCTTTAACTTGCCTGTTCCGTCTACCTTTCCGCCTGTTCCAAACTCCACAAAAGGCGCATAAATTTCGCTGGCCAATAATTGCCAATTTAAGTCGTCAACTTGTTTTGCGCTTATACTGTTTCGTAAATTACCCAAATTTTTTGGTGCTAATTTTTTTGCGTTTAATTCTGCGTCAATACTAACAATTTTAACGTCCAACGCCACCAATTTTTTAAACGTTTCTGAATTTAATTTGTTTTCAAGTTTTTTACGTTCTGCTGGTGATAATTTTATTGTTATTCTATTGTTAGCCATTATTCAATCCTTTCCAACAATATTGAATTATATAATTGACCTGTTTGCGACGGAAATGGACTTTGTCCGCTACCACCGCTAAATGTTAATCTTATTTCAATTTCCTGTCCGGACTGTATATTTACAACATTAAAACCAAACCAATTTGAGTCTGTGTTTCCTGTTACGTCTTTTTGGTCAATAATTCCATTCAACAAAGTATTTGTTGTAACATTCCATATTTGCGCAACAATGTCAATGTCACCAAATTGGTCAAAAAAATGACAATTAATGCTAATTTTAAAAAAACCTGTTGCGTTTACTTTAATTCTTGTGATTGTTGGACTTGTGTCGATATATTCAAATAAATCCGGGAAAAAATCGTTATCAACAATTAAGTTGTCATAAGGTACTGTAAAAGTTTGACCATTTGTAAAATTGAAATAAGATTTTATGTCGCCTCTCCATTCCATGAAAAATTTGCCAGCTAATTTGTTTAATTGTGATATAATTGTCGTTTGTGCATTTTCTAAAACCGTTACTCTTTGTTTTAATGTATTTATTTCTGATTGATTATTCGAAATGTCGGTTATAATTGCGCTTGTGCCATTAAGTAAATTAACATCAATATTTTGTATGTCAAATTTTACATTGTCGTTATTTTCATAACCAACTACTTTTGTCGTTGCTATTGGTGTCGCGCTGGTAAACTCGCTAAATTTTTTTGTATCTGCCATTATTCTATAATTATAAATTCGTCATTCTCTGTGACTATGTCAAAATCGTTTATTTCAGTTATTATTTTGCCAGCAATTGGCACTTCAAATTCCGTTGTGCTTTCCTGTAAACAATTCAATGTTATATACACTTTGTTAATATCTTGACATGACGCCTTTTGTATAACATATTTAAACTTGTTCCAAACTAAAAAATAACGTTCCGGAAAATTGCTCAAATTTGAGTCGTAACGTAAAGTAAAAACCATTTGCTCGTCAAAATTCGTCATGCCGGCTTGGTCATATCTTTGATTGACGTCCTTGTATTCTATTTTTGCCCAAACCGTTTGACGTTTTGCTAAGTCATATTCTAAACCGCCAAATGCGTTTTGAGTTAGTTTTCGTATTTGGTAAATGTCAACTCTATGTTGTAACTCTCGACTATGTATTGCCGTATTTTTCAAATCATAAAACGTTTAAATGGCGCTAACATTATCATCGCCGGATTGCTCAAATAATTTACCATGTTTTGATTTTCGTCGCTGGCATAATACCAATTTTTAACAATTTCCAAAACAGCCTGTCGAAATACGTCCGGCACTTGGTCTGTGTCTGTATATCCGACCTTTAATATTATACTTTCATCACCTTTTAAAGATTGATAACGCGTATATAACGGTTTTAACGTGCTTTTAAAGTCGTCTGCTGGCGTTACGCTGTCATTTATAGGAAAATCATATACATTGACTGTGTTATGGTCGTAAACGCGATATAAATACGTTTTCTCGCGTTCACCAAATAAATGATTTGTTTCGCGCTCTATGTATTCAAATGCGCTGTTAATCATTTGCGTAATTTCATTGTCAACGCCTGTAATTGTGTCGTCAATTCTCATATACGTTTTGGCCTGTGCCAATGTAACAACGTCTAAATAATTATTTATTGTCGCCATTTACTTTTTTTCTGTTTTTTTTGGTGCGCCATTTTTGTTTGACTTCGCCCTTGGTTTTGCCTTTGGTTTTGCCTTTGGTTTTGGCTGGTCGCCGTCCCATTTTGCGCCTCCTGTTTTGACCAACAAAGTTTCGACGTCATTGCTAAATTTTCCTTTGTCGCCAGGATTGTAAAGTTTTCCAAAACCTCTTTGGTTAACCTCGTTTCTGTCGCGCCAACGTTTTAAAAATATTACTGCCATAATAAAAATGTTTTTGTAAAGTTAATAAAAAAAATGACGCCCAATTTTGAGCGCCACTTCAACAGAAAACAAATGAGCAAAAAAATTGCTAATTGTATCTTAATTTTAAGGTGTAGGTGTTATTGTACCTAAAATAAACGCGTCCGGTCTGTCAATTCCTAAAACTGTTCTGCTCTCAACTCTCGCTGTGATTAAGTTTTTGGTAACGTTGTCTGCGTCTTGCTCAAAAAATTCAACTGCTAAACCGTCTGTAACGATTTTTTTAGCCAAATTCCAGTCGCCTAGCATGTATTCGTCTTGTGGTACCCATGATGCTTTAAATACAGGCACGCCGTTAATAACCAATTGACCATTTACATAAGTCACTACTTGCGGTAAACTATAATCGCTTGGCTTTGTGATTGCAATACTTGCCCAATCAACAGGATTTAAAACAACTCCATTAACCGCATAATCTGCGCCCTCTAATGCGCCTATGTCATTAATTATACGCTCAATTCCAACTGTTTGTGTAGCTGTTGACGCTGTTGCAACTGCTGATAATGCTGTATAAAAAATCGTGTTTTCCGCTTTTGCATAATCACGACGTAACGCGTCCGGTAAAAACGACGTTAAAAATGGTAAATCTTGCGCCATTTGCTTTGCAAATCTTGCGTAACCACTAATATAAGTTGCGTTGAAAACAACTTCTGTAAAGTCATAATCAATCTGCGTTTTAGCCGTTCCCGGTGTAGCTTGTGACGAAATTGACCCCTCGCTACCTGTTTCGCGGTAAATGATATAAGTACCTGTCGCGCTGTTTACTGCTGGTACTAAATCCGCAAAATTGATAAGTTGAGTCGGCACCATTGCAACGCCCGGCTGATAAGTTTTAAGGCTGTCGCCTGTTAAGTTGTTTGCAACTGTCATGTCGCCAACTGCTTTGATTTCTAAACTCACGCTTGACCCTTTTGTAACTCTTTTTATTGAGTCAAAATCCGACGTTAATGACTTAATCATTGCGTCTTTGTAGCTGTCGCCTGTTTTTGTTCCAACGCTGTTTTTGGTCTGTAATTTAACGTCCAACTCGTCTGCGTGTTTTTGAGTCGCCTCTAATGCTGACTTTAACGTGTCAATGTTTTCCAACGCTGACTTTAATTCGTCACCATGTTTAATTGATAAATCCTCTAAGGCGTTTTCAAATTTTGCCTCTAATTCTGATGAAAATGATTTCATCACTCTGCGAGCCTGTGCCTCTGACTTGCCCTCTAATTTTGTTGCCAACGCGTCTAATGCGTCTTTTAATTCAGTATTCATGTCTGTTAAGTAATTTTGTAATTTTTAATTGTGTTTATATACGGCAAAATTTCGTCGCTAGGTGTTTTTGTAAACGGCCTGTTGATGTCCTTTTGTGTTATTCCTAAATGATACGCTTGCGCCTGTAAATCCTTTAACGCAATTTCCAATAATTTAAACGTGTCGTCCGTAACGTTTCCGTTTCTTAAATACTTTAAAATTTTGCTGGCTTGGTCATTGACCTGTTTAATATTTAAACTTTTTAAACCACTAAATTTTGCGTTTCGATTTGCGCCAATTGTGACGTTGCTACCCTCGTAAAGTTTGACCTCTTTAATATGTCTTGCGTCGCTTTTATCCTCTGCATTTATAGTAACAAATCCAATGCTATGTTCTGTCAATACTCCGGCGTCATATAATTTTAACGCGTCGTCGCTATAACTAACGCCTTTTATTAATGGCTCGCTTTCAAAATACAAACCTTTGCCGTCCTCTTGTAAAACAGCAAATTTGCCATGTGGCTGTGCAAAATTATGTTGATTAAGAAAAAATATGTCGTCGCGACGTTCTTTTAACGTTTTACTAAACGCGCCTTTTACCATGACGTCCTCATGACTGTCAACCTCGTCAAACGTGCTTAAATAGCCTGTAACGACTCTATTTTTCATGTCAACGTCTTTGACTGCGCCGTTGATATTTTTATAAGATAAGATACCTTTCATGTCCTCAAAGTTATATAAATTTTTTTTAACGTCGTTTATTCGGTAATTTTGGTTTTGGATTGCTACCCGGCCCGTCAATAAAGTTGTATCTGCTCACCTTTTTTTTGTTCGGTTTTTTTACCTTTTTTTTATCGTCTTTTTTCTTCATAAATAAAATATTCGTTGTTGTCTGCAATTTTCATAAATTCTTGCATAATTAACCTTTGAAAATATATATTTTTTTGTCTTTTGTTTAATACCTCGTATGTTAAGTAAAACTCGTTGTTATAATTGTTTGACTCAAATTTTCGCTGTACCCTATTTCGTGCCATGCTGTACCTTGAAACAACTCTATTAAAACTTAAACCATATTTTTTGATTTTCATTGAGTAAATTGCCTCAATTCCGACGGCTCTAATTTCTTTTAATTTATGGTGCATGGCCATTGCTATATCTTGATTACTTAATGGCGCGCCTCCGGGGTGATTGTGCGTCATAATTCTGCCATTCCATAACTCCAATTGTTCATCTGTAAAATTAACTTGACTTTTTGTGCCTTTTACCCAATACAGCTGTTTTCCATTAACGCCATAAAGAGCGCTTTCCTCATATTTAAGTTTATAAATAGCCTCCTCAAATTCGGCCAATTTCATTTGGTCTTTGGTCTTTTTCTTAACTGCCTGTTGTAAAATGTCCGGCTCTGTTTTCATAACAACGCGTCCGTTTTTGTCGCGTCTAACTTGACGACCTAAACCACAACGACAATTGATTACGTTTCCAGCGCTACCGCTTGGGTCGCCCGGATATAATAATGACTCGCTTGGCTCATTGTAAACCTCAATATTAAAAACGTCTTTTAGCCTTTTTACTGTACCGTCTTGACCTAAATGATTATAAGGCCGTCCCTTTGTTCCGTTTCGCGTTCTGTCGTCGTCAACTGACAACCAAACTTTGTCAACATAAATGTCCGGGTCGTCCATTGCCATTAATGCTGTATATTGGCTCGCCTGTGTCGTTTCTGTCCTTACAATTCGCTCAATTTGGTATCTGTAATAATTTGGGTCATTTATGTCTTTTAAAATTCGGTCAACTGCTATTGGATATGTAATTTGTTGATTTTCTAGTAAATCTGCCAAAACGTTTATTAAAAATTTCGCCAATGTTTTTGACATGCTTACAATTCTTGAGCCTCCTGTGGTCAATAAGTTATCTGCAATTAATCTGACCAACTCCGCGTTAAATAATGGCGTTTGTTTTGTGACTAATTTGGCTTTTATTTCGTCAATTTTTTTTCGCTGGTATCTGTATTCTTTTTTCCCGGCGTTCAAATGTATATCCAAAACCGCCTCGTACATAGGCGTAAAATTACGAAAATGCTCTGTTATGACGCGTTTATAATTGGTTTCTGTCGTTTTATCCCATGGCACGTCCAACGACATGTTTTGGATTGCAATTCTAAAGTTTTTATAGTTTCGGCTCTCGTATTGCTTATGTCGCCTTAACCATGCAATTTTTTGTCTTTTGGCCTCGGCTTTGGTCATTTATTTTTTTCTGTTTTTATTGTATCGCGCCCAATTTTTAGCAAATTTTCTGTATTGTTCCGGCGTCACTTTGCCTGTGTCTGCTTTTGGTTTTTTGTCGTCGTTTTTCATGTCTAAATTTTTAACATAGTTTTTTATAACTTCGCCTGTGCCTCCTGTGTCAATTTCCTCTAAATTTTCTAGGTCAAATATAGCCTTTTGATTATACAATTCTGCCAAATTAAATGCTGTGTCCCTGTCAACTACAACTGAAACGTCGAGCCATGTAACGTCGTCGTCTGTATCGTACCATGTACCCATGATTGTTGGATATTCGCTATTTTCAATTAAATCGCTGTATTTTTCGATAAAATTATTGTATTGTTCTGACGTTATAAATTTTCCCGGTATTTTTTGACTTGCCTCCGGAAATATTGAAACACTAAATGCGCCCGGTTTTCCAACTTGATTTTCGCCATTCATTGCAAAACTTGACCCTCCAAATTCATCATGCAACGTCAATACATTTGCAACGTCAATAGTATGGTTTTTTGTCTTGTCACGATTTGGGTCGGCCTCGTCTGTGCCTCCAATCATGTCTGTCCAACGTCCGCGTTCGTCACGCGGTTGGTTTGGGTCAAATTTTAACTCTTTTTTTTCCTTGTCAATTTCCTTTAACTTACTAATTGCCCAATTTACGCCAGCACTACCACCCCACGCGTCATACATAAGGCCACCGCAACCCTCGCTATATGGCACGTCTTTATGTTGTTGATGTCTTTTAAACGACGCCATTCGCGCAATTGTGTCGCGACTTAACGCCTGTCTGTTGGCTAATTGCGACGCTCGTTTCCAGCCGACTGACGTTCCGCAACTACTGCCGTTCTCTTTTTTCCATTTTAAAGCACGTTTCGCGTTATTTGTCGCACTTTGTGGATAGTCGCTGTACGTTTTCTTAACTTCAAAATTTTCTATTGTTAAAACGTCTGCTTTGCTTTCGTTGGTTTCAATACTCCATGGCTCAAAGTCTTGGTTTTCGCCTCCTGTAAATTTTTTTCTTGCGTCGTATTTTTCCATAATTTTAATTTAATAATTCTAATGTAATTATTTCTGTATTGTCGTCACTAAAAATGTCTTGGTCAATGTCAATTACTTTAAATTTTGACCCCGGTAATAGTAAAACTTCATCTTCGCCCTCATGGAAACTAAACTCATCTATATATGCGCCGTTATTTACTTTTATTTTATAATCAATTTTATATGGGTCAGTATTAAAAGTAAAACTGTCGGCACTAGCTTTTCTTGTCGATGTTGACATAAATGTGTTATATGTTACAATTGTGTCGTTGTCAAAGGCGTCTTGAAATAAACTTAATTGCCTGTTAAATGAGTCAATTTTTGTTTCACCCCATGAGTCACCTCGAAAAACTTCGCCTGTAAATTGATAATTTGGGTTTTTACGCAATTTATTTATGCCATTTTGTATTTCCTCTGACATTTGTTTCAATCTAAATTCAAAATCCTGTGGTGACTCGTCAAATCGCCTGTTATTTTGTAAAAATTCCTTTAGTTTTTCCGGGTTATTTTTTATAGCCTCGTACTTGTTTAAATTCCAAAATTCCTCGTCTGTATATGCATTTATTGATTGTAGTTCATCATCTGTTGGCGTTATATCACTTGACGACGCGCCTGTATCTGTCCATTTTCCGTCCTCGTCCCTTGGCTGGTTTGGGTCGAATTTTTGGATAAAATCAAATATTTCAGTTTTATATATATTTCTGTCGTCGCAAAAACTTTCGGCGTCAATAGATTTTATTTGATTTGGTTTAAATGCTATTACATGACTTGTATCGGGATATGTTCCGTCCATTCTGAATTTATTAAAAACGTTGTTGTCAACTATGCCGTCAAATCCAGCCAATTCAATAGCCTCGCGTAATAATTCACCACTTGCTAAATTTCCGTTTTCGTCCATTGCATAAGCTATACCCTCTGATTGTCGCAATGCTTTAAAAACGTCTGTTGCGCCTCCAAAGTCAATGCCGGCATTTTCAAACATGTCTGAAATAGCTTTGTCAATATCGACGTCATAATATTTGTAACTCGCACGTCTTAAAGCCTCGATAAAATCAATATAACTGCCTGTTTCCTCGCCTGTTTCCTCGTCATAATTATACTCAAATGTATTTTCGTTTTTTCCACCAATAACCATTGGATTTTGTACAGACAAAACAACCTCAATAATTCTGTTTTCCTGTCCCGACAATTCGTCTGTTGCAATTCGTGTCGCTTGAAACAAAGATAAATTGTCGTCCTCTGCCATTAAACGCTCTGTCATTTGGTCTATTCGATTTAATAAATCCGGGCCGTCTGTACTGTCATAATTTACGTCAACGTCGTCGCGACTTGAACTAAAATAAAAACCAATACCAAAATTATTTTCAATGTTTCCGCGCTCGTCGTCAAACTCGTCAAAATCATGAGTTGTGCCATGATAATAAACTTTTGGCTCGCCATTTTCGTCAACAATTTTTGAGTCACCAAACCATTTTTTAAAACATGGCCTATCCATTAAACTGCCCTCGCCTGTATCTGTCCAACGACCTCGCCAATCCCTTGGCTGGTTAGGGTCAAATTTTCTTATGATTTCAATATTTTTCATTAAAATAATCTATAATTTTTTGATGTCTATTTTCCCAATGGTAAAAGACAAATTTTATATACTCATGCTCTAAATCTAACCTGTCCAACGACGTTAAAAAATATTTGATGTGCCTGTCGCTTGGTGTCAAATTTTGTCTGTCACAAACTGTTATAAATTCGCATAAAATTCCTATTGGCTCAATTGGCATTTTTTATTCCTCTTCATCAACTCCCGGATTTGGCGTTTCAAACGTGTTTGGTAATGCTGGCTCGATTGCGTCCTCTAATGTCATGATGCTGTTACCAACTGTCAACGTCTGCAACTCTGTATTGTTTTC